ATTATTTTTTCACTGAGGTAATTAAGTCCTAGCTTTTTTGACATTAAACTAAATTCTGGCAGTCTATCATCATTTTTGTGCATTGGTATAATTTTTCCTTTGTTTATATATTTTGCCGTGTATGCAGCTGAAGCTTCTGTTAGTTCTCCTATATGTACCTCTCCTTTGTCCCATGCTTTGTGTATAAGTTCTATATCTGCATTAAATAGGATAATGTGGTAATGAGGTCTAAAGGTTTTACTTCCATATTCTGCTGCTAAATAATATTTCAGGGGTTCGTGATTTTTTCCATGAAGTTTGCGAAGCCTTTTAAAATAGAGTTGAACATCGCGTTTATCGAGTGTAAGGAAACCCCTGCTTGATATAGGTACGTATCGGGTATCGTAAGTAAGAGTAATAAAATGAGAAGATATAGCATTTTTTGCGTGAGTTTTTAAACGAAATGTCCAGACGCTAGTGCGTCTGGACAAACACGCTGGACACTTTCCACAAGGTACCGGAACCTGCCGGTCGTTACTGTAGATAGGGTAGCGCGGGTTATTAACATGAAACGGTGTATCACATGCCATCTTAGAAGTTAGGCGTGCCGTACTTCGGCATCTTTCTAATAGCCTTGATGTTGTTAAATATATGTCCGTAAATGTTGTCTACTGATGGGTCTTCTACTGCAAAGATACGGGTACTAGGGTCGCATTGAATAAAAGCTCCATTTAGGTTTGGTTTTGCGCTAAATTTGCGCCCTAAGTGCCAATAGTCTAATGATGTACGCATTTCTCCTGCTACACGAGAATTAAGGAATTTATATTCGGCATATCTTGGTACATATCCAAATGTTTCTCCTATTTGATTTCCTTGTGCATAAAGTTCAGCATTTTTTACCTCTTGTTCACCGATGTTAGCAAAGGTTGGCCAGAAATAATCTAGTCTATCTAGTTTTAGTAGTGAACGGTGTACACCTTGTTGGTAAGCTGTTTCTGGAGTTACAGAGATTAATCCAATAATCCATCCATGCTCCTCTACGTTATATCTAAATTCATTTCCTCCAGACACTGAAATACCGTGACCTGCCATATTACCTACCGGTAGTGTTGTTTCTGCTGTTGAAAGTACTTCGCTAATAACCATTTTGCCTTTTGAACCTCCTAAATATTCTGGTCTCTGAAGTCTTGCATCTGATGATTTTACACCAAAATGTGCTAAAATAGATTCGATATATCGTGTTCCACCTCTTGCGTTTCTTTCAAGCCATTCTTGAAGTCTAAATGCTCTTCTTAATGAGTTGATATCTGCTGCCTCAGCTGTGCCTGTTAATTGACTAGAATTGTCTACGTTGAATCTTGTTCCTGTTGTTGAACCATCACGTGGCGCACCTCCAAAATCTGTAAATCTGGCGTCTGTCAAGTTTGTAGCTGCTGTACCGTCTAAGTTTCTATATACTGTACCTCCTGCAGTTGCATCGTAGTTGATAGTTACATCTCCAATTGGTATTGTTACAGCATCACCTTTTTGTGCCCATGGTAAACATGAAGTAAAATAATCGTGTTGCCATGCTCTAGTTTTAACACTAGCTTTGGAAGAAGTTTCCATATCCTCGTTCCTTCCATCAACAAGAGTATCGATTAATGGTGATTGAAGATTTTGATCTCTGTAATATTCGTTGTAAATTTTGTTATATGCTGCTATAGGAAATGGACTACATACCATAGCATTAGGGTCAGGATATGGTATACTATTAGGTAAAACTTGTGTAGGCATTCCTAAATAGTCTCCTAAAGTCTTAACACTTATGTTGAAATAGTACATCCATGGAGCTTGTACATCTAGGTTGCCTGTAATCCATTGTTCCCAATTTGGCCATAGAATTCTATTAGGTACAAAGAAATAATGTGTTGTTACATTTACTTTGTGCATCACCGGTGCTATTAGTGGTGCAAATCTAAGCATTGTTTCTGTGCCTATTTTTACTTTGTCTCCTGGAACGCATTCCATTACACATGTTGGGTATAGTCCACCCATTTTGAACGACATTTTCACATCGTGTGAAAGGTCGAATACATTGCTACCGACTTTCGGTAGCTGAATCGAGTTGAATAAATTTGCTTTTGCCATTATAGTCTAATGCCTCCTCTCTGTACTAAATAAGTGTTGTTTCTTCTGCGGCCGTAGCCTCTTTTTCTGCGGGATCTTCCGCCTCTTCTGTAGCGCATTTGTTTTGTTTGTTTAAGTTATTAATATGAATTAAAGTAATTTGTAATAGTGAACATACTGAATCTAGTCTACTTAATGCTACCGCATGGTTGCTTTCGTTTTCTAAAACTGCTAGATTTATTTGATTTATCAAATCAATTACGTCTTTTTTTATTTCTCTAGACGTTTTTTCATAGTACTTGTTTTCGTTCTGCATTTTAGTATTTTGGTATCCACCAAGACATGGTTGATTTATCACGTTTGTTTTTTGGAAATAAATTATTGTATTTATTGTCGGCCCAATTTTTTACAGAGGTTTCTATATTTTTGCCTACTCCAGATAGTCCTCCTTCTGGGAGAATGTCAGAAATTAATTGTGCAACTATTCTTTGCCACAATGCATCTGTTGGCTGTATACCATTTTTTTTAAGATTTATATCCAATTGTTTAATAACTCCATCTTTTCTTAAATTTTCCAAATTTTGGTTTATAATATTTAATGTTGCTTGATCATTAATATTTTGTGTAGCCATATTTTTTACTCTTTGAATTGATTCTTGTAAATTCTGGGAATTCATTACAGCACGTCTTTGATTTTCAGATAATGTAAATTCAATATCTGCACCTAATTTGTCAGTTTCCATACCTGCTTTTTTCAAAGCATTTGTAAGGTTTTGTTCTGCAAAGGTATTACTTAAACTTTGTCCTTGTGTCCTGACTACTTCTCCAGCTGCTTGAGCTGCTTTTAACACACTTTCTTGTAGAAGTACAGTGTTTTGAGCTTTAAAGTTATCATATTGTGCTTGCTTTATTTTTGTATCAAAATATCCTTGTACTAATCCTGTTCCAATATTTCCGAATTCTGGTGTTCTAAATTGTGCAGATTGTACATCTGGTGTATTTATGTTTTGAGCAGGTATTACTGCTCCTGTTTTATCATACAACATATTAGGATTTAATCCTGCATTTTTTAATCTCTGCATTTGTTGCTGTGGACTGTTGTATTCATTTTGCATTTGCCAGTTGGTAAGATTATCTGTTTTTGTACGTTCGTACATTTCTCTAGAGAATTCTCTAGATTTTTTGTTCATCTTTCCTGTGGCATAAGCGTTGGCCCCTTGGCCTGCACCGGCTATGCCGGCTGCTATTATTGTTCCTGTTACTGGGTCAATTGGCATTTTTTTTCTTGTTTTTTTGTTTAATTTTCCACCTACGCTAGTACTCTCGCAGGCTTTCGTTTTTGCTTGGTGTCAATTAGCACTAATATATCAAGTAGTATTAGTGCTTGGCCTCCTCTTCGAAGGCCTGTATCCATTGACTTTTTGTACGTCTGCCAAAGGGCCATTTTTCGGGCATTTTTCCCGTAGTACGGGAAAAATACCCTTTAGCCGTTTTTTTATATTCCCGTTTAGGGGGGAAACCTAAATATTTATTTAAGTCCATTTTCTTCTATATTTTCTTCTACGAAGTTTTGTCCATCGCTCATTTGCGGCTCACGTCCTTCGGCACGTGTGTGCTCCGCTAGGGAGGTTTGTGTTTCCGCAATTTTTTCGCGAATGTATCTAGCGTATTCAATACGCTCTATTGGGTCCATACGACTAACGTCTGCGAATTCTTCGTCCTCTCCGTAATAAACGGGTGTAAAGGTTGCTACTGATTGTCCTCTAGTATAACGTTGTACTAGTTCTTGTAATGACAGAGTCATGTCTGGAACCGTCTGACTTGGTTCCATTGATGATTTTTCCTCCTGTTCTGTTTGTTTTTCTATATAGGTAAATGCTGACCTAAATTTTATTACGCCCTTCTCGGGCTCGTTTTGCGTGAGTGATAATTCGTTCTGCTTTTCCGCTTTCTTTAAGTTGTTCATATCCTTCTAATGTTTGATGTTTTGTGTAGTATTCTAGTTCTTTTTGGTCTTCTATTGCTTTAAATTTTTCCGCTAATTTGTCTGCTTGTGTTCTTCGTTCTGGTTCTGTCCAGATTTTTTCCCTAAAGTACCGTGGTAGGCTTATTTTCTTACCGTCTTCCAATGTTATGAAATTTCTTTCAATATCTGCACGATGATAATTAATTATTTTTTCACTGAGGTAATTAAGTCCTAGCTTTTTTGACATTAAACTAAATTCTGGCAGTCTATCATCATTTTTGTGCATTGGTATAATTTTTCCTTTGTTTATATATTTTGCCGTGTATGCAG